CTACCACCGCCTAAAGCATGGTTAGGAATGATAGACCCAGAAGTATTAGGCTGAAACCATTCAGGCCCTTTCTCTCCAACGATGTAACCACTGCCAGAAGAAACGGGTCCACCATTGGCACGCATGCCTCCAAATGTTTTAAACATGCTTTTAAACCTATCACCAAAGCTCAGAGCTTTGTTACTTACCGTGTTAAAGCCTGGAAGTAAAGCACTAAGTAGGGCCGCTACAGCTGCGGCTGCTATTAGTTTGGCAATCATGCCTGTAAGCATATTAATAATGCCTTTTATAGAAACTTTCGCCCCCGTGAGCATATCAGCAAATACATTGGTAAACGTTCTTCCTAATGAAAGAAATGCACTCTCGGTAAAGCTTGTAAAGTCCTCTACCTCATCTTTTCTTTCTTGAATAGTTCCTTCCTCATCTGGAAGGACATCTAGAGAAACCCATTCTTCAGCTTCAGCCAGTAGTGATTCTAAAAGAGCTGCCCTTTCTTTTCCTAGTTCTACTATCTTCTTGATAGTGGCATCATATTCATCCCTCATTCCTTGGAGGAAATCCATTTCTTTTTCAAAAACACCTATTAGATCAATCTCACTCAAAGAAACCGTAGCCTCTTCTAACTCTTCTGTCTTTGGGATGAGCGAGCTGTAAAACTCTAGGGTTTTTTGATATTCTTCGTTCACTGCTTGTTGTGCATTTTTGTTGTCAATCAGTCTTTTATTGACTCCGTTTATAGCAGCATCTAGCATTTTGTACGGGCTCACATTTGCTACTGAAGGTTGTCCAGAGATTCCCTCTTTTTCAATCCTAGCTTTCTCTTGAATCAGTTTAGCCTCTTCTTTTTGAAGATCAATTCTCTTCTTAAGTAGTATGGTGGTCTCTTCCTCTGCTGCTTGCTGGATTATCTTCTTCTCATATTCTTTATTGACTAACTTTAATTGCCCTAGTAACTCGCTATTAGTTACTGTCTCTTTGTTTAGATTACCTAAGAACGAAGGGTACTTAGTAACTAAATCATCAAGGAGTCTAGCCCTTGCATCGTTCGATATATTGGCATCAGTGATAACACCTAATAGGGCATTAAGTGAAGACTTCTCTTCTTCTAGTTTTTTGCTCGCTCTTGTTGAGCTTGCACCAAAAGCATCATTGATTTTATTATAACCCCTGATACCAACAACCACCGCACCGATCGCCCCAGCTAAAGCAAACCAAGGGTTTGCTGCTAAGAATAAAGTCAGCACTCTAAAAGATTTTATTAATCCACCTAGTGAGGTCATAAGCGATCCAACCACGTAAATAGCAGGACCAACAGCAGCCACAAAAGCGTACATCTTAATAATATTCTCTTTCTTCTCTTTAGATAGGTCACTAAACCTTTGGAATAGCGTTTTTACCTTTCCAGCTAGGTCAGCAACAACAGGCAAAACGATTGACCCTATTTCTGTACCTACTTGTCTAAGGCTATTGAATGCTTCTCTTAACTGGAAAGCACCACTCTTTGAAGTTTCCTCAAATGCCTTATCTAGTATTCCAGTGCTATTAGCAATGTTATTCTGAATTTCTAAATATGCTTTTCCTTGAACTCCAGCCGTACCCATAACAGCACCCAAAGCACGAACGTTTGGAATTACAGACCCCAAGGCTTCTACATTACCGTCAAAGGTATTGATGAGTTTAATCATCGTTTGCGCTAATCCCTTTTGATCTACTTCATTTCGTAGATCCGCAAAGGTCATTCCTAGTTGACTTAATGTATCTCTCGCCTCTCCGCTTGGTTTGATCAACGCATTTAGAAAACCTCTAAGACCCGTAACTGCTTCTGAGCTATCAACACCTAACCTTGTGAACGTTGCGACCGAAGCCCCCACTTCTTCAAAGCTTACCCCTAATTGAGCAGCAACACCAACAACCCTACCTAAGACAGGAGCAAGTTCAGCAGCTTCAAGATTACCTTCTCTAACAGTAGCCGTCAAGATGTCCATCGCTTGAGCAGCGCTCATTACTTCAGGTCCGTAAGCTTGCATGACAGCAGTTACCGCCCTTGCTACTTCTTTGGTTTCACCCATGCCAATAGCAGACCCCTTTGCAGACATCTCTAATACTTGCAGAGCTTCAGCTCCACGCAAACCAGCAGAAGTTACAGTAAATAAGGCATCCGCTAATTCTGCTGGAGCCTTGGCTGTTTGCCCTGAAAGGGATAGTACTTTTTCTTTGAACTGTTCGACCTTATCAGATGAAATACCTACTAAGGTTTGAATCTTAGTCATGCTCTCATCAAAGTCTGCTGCTAGTTTTAGGGATGCCCCTCCAGCAGCTATAATAGGAAGTGTTAAGCTTCTTGTTAGGTTTCGGCCTGTAGACTGCATCTGTCTACCCATTGCCTGAATTTCACGGGTAGCCTTTTGCATCTTGGTAGTAAACTGCTTAAGGTCTACTCCAAATCTTACGGTAACGTTTGCTATACTAGCCATTTATTCAAGGGTTTTACCGCTACGGGGTTTAACTTTAAATTACATCGACAAGCTATGAGGTAGGTTTTAGTTGGTTACACTATTGTCTTCAGCTAACCACGCTCTCGCTTTCTCTAGGTTCTCGTTTGTTGGTCTTCTTAGTTCTTTTTTTGGTCTTTCCTTATCCCATGAAAAAGGAAAATAGTCTTGTGGTAGTTTGATCTTGTTTTGAGTCTCTTCGCTAAAATTAATCCTAGCAGATAAAAAGCCCGTAAGCCTCGCAGCCTCTAGTGTTAGTTTGCTTTCAGCTTCCTTTTGCTCGTTGTAGGCTTTTATTCCTAACTGAAAAGCTCTAGGAGTTAAATCAAAGAAATCATCTGGAAGCATCTTTAGGCACGACATCGCAAGCCCTAGATTCTGGCTAATTGCTTGCTCTAGGGTTTTTTCTTCTGACTCCTCTTCTGTGCCCTGTTCGGAGTCTGAATCTTTTCCTGTGCCACCTTCATTTCGTCAATGGTGGTAGTTATCACGCTTAGTAAAGAGAAGTCATCTTCTAACCACTCCTCAATGCTTGATAATTCGAAATCAAGAGCAATACCTTCTTTGATCGCACCGTATTTAAAACCTAAAAAGGCCATTAATTCGGTCTGTTCCATTTCGGGCATGGTTTCTAAATTAGCACTTACTAACTCCTTAATAGCTCGGTAAGAAAAGAGGAAAGGGCGATCCTTTCCTCCTGCTTGAATGTTTTTTAAAACCATATTAAGCGCCTACTGCTTTAGCAAATGCGTCTGACGAATCTAGCTGAAAGCTATAAGTAGCTGCCCCGTCATCGTTACCGCCAATCTGAATATTACTAATCAAAGCTTTCCCTGAATAAGTTAAATCCCCTGTCCCAGGGGTTCCGTTTGGCTCAAATTTGAAGTCAATCTCTGTGCCATCAAGCGCAAGAGTGAAAATGTCGTCCGTGTTTAATTCTCCAGAGACATCCGTGAATCGCATAAATCCGCTGCCTGTTCCAGACATAGATTTTCTCTTCCCTGGCTTAATCCTTTGAAAGCCTCCACTTGCTTGGGAGCTTACGTCAATGGTTGGGAAATTAAATGTGGCTTGAAAGTTATTCATAACTCCCGTAACATCGAATGTAGAGCCATCACTAGACAGCTTTAGATACATGTCACCTGCTAATACTTCTCCTGCTAATGGCATCTTTTTTTATTTTGAGTTTTTGACCTTATTTTTCTACCTGAACTTCTTCAGGCTCTTGTTTCTTTTTCCTTGGCTTGGCAATTATGCCAGCCTCTTGTAGTGCCTTGACCTTCACACCTCCAAAGACTAATACTATACTTCCAGCAGGAACGGTAATGCTCCCTAAATTATAATCGACTTTTAGTTTATGCTCTTCCATTACCTACCATTTACTATTAAAAATAACCCATTGTTAGGGGCTTGTTTATTTATTCGTTTATAGTGATTAGCTAAGGGTGTAACAAACCCTGTATCTAACCTCTACGATTGCTTTCTTTAGTTGTCGGTCGTAGTCTTCAGCATCAATCCCGTCATACTTACAATACTCTAGTGAAATGCCTTCTACTGTTCCTTTGAACCCGTCTAGTGCTGCTCTGCTTAAATCGGCCATCCCTTTGGCAACCATTGGAGTGTCAGCATAACAGCCCACCACAATGTCTCTCCACTCTTTGCCTGAAGCGTTGCCTTGTGTTACTATTGGTTCTGAATTATCGGCATATATCACAGAATAAGGCTTTGAAACCCCGTCCTTTGCTATGTAAGAAGACACACCACCACTACTGGCCGTTGAAAAGTCAGTATCTGCTGATAATATACTATGAATTGCCTGAACGCTCATATAAACACCTTTGCTAGTATCTTTTTTGTGTGTGCTAACATCTCAGATTCAAGTGCTCTTATGGCCTCTTGCTCACTGGCTTTCGCTGCTTTTTCTACTAATCTTAGGGCTGGCATTTTACCAGTGCTAATCCTACCACCTTTAGCCCCTTTTCTAAATCTTGCTTCCGTGCCTTCTTCGAGAAACAAACCGTGAAAGCCTCTAAAATTTTCATCAACACGATAACCCACCAGCACATTAGGAAACGTTTTACTTTTCCCTGTAATAGTACCGACCGAATCATACAATGTGCCTGAATCAGTATGCTTTGTAACTTGTCTTCTCAATGCCTTGAGTGTTGGAATAGCTGACCTTCTTAATGGGGTTAACAACTCTCTCCTTT